AGACGATGTTCCTGGAACTGATGTTGTTGAGGAGTCAGACGATATGTCTGGTACTGAAGACGACGAAGAAGAGGTAGCAAAGTCGGACTCGGTTGCTGAAGAGGTATCTAAGTCAGATGAGGCTATTGTTGACGCAGTAGCTGAAATCAAGAACTCTCTAACATCAGCCTTTAGCGATCTAGCACTAACCATTAAGTCTCTAAACGAGCAGGTTTCTGCACTAAACAAGTCTCTTGACGAAGCAAACGGTGAAATCGCATCTGTAAAGAGCGAAATCTCGAATGCCAAGAACGAGTTTAACGAGTTTGGAAAGAGAGTAGACGCTGTTGAAGCTGACACTGCTTTCCGTAAGTCTGGCGATCTAGGCGAGATCGTACAGGAAAATGAACCAGAACTGGTTCAAAAATCCCTATGGGGCGGTCGTTTCCTCAAAACTGCCGACTTATTGAAATAATAAGAACATTATCACAGGAGGTGAAAAATATGTCGGAAGAAATTAAGAAAAACTATCCAGATGCAGCAGGTGACCCAACCGTAAACGGTGAAGGTGCTTTCGCTTCTGGAGGCATTGGTGGTGTGGCTGATCCAGGTGCAAGCACCCTCGGTAACATCCCAACTGCAAACTATGGTCTAACAACTGGACCAAATGCCGTCAATCCTTCGGGTGATGCAGGCAGCGGTATCCTACGCCCTGAACAGGCACGTCGTTTTATTGACTACGTATGGGATGCTACTACTCTCGCCAAGGATGGTCGTCGTGTAACTATGAGAGCCAACACTATGGAGCTTGAGAAGGTTAACGTCGGTGAGCGTGTAATTCGTGCTGCTGCTCAGGCAAATGCTGACTATACAAACACAGGTGCTACCTTTAGCAAGGTTGAGTTGACTACCAAGAAGATTCGTCTTGACTGGGAAGTTTCAGCTGAGGCTCTAGAGGATGGCATCGAAGGTGCTGCTCTCGAAGATCACCTAGTTCGCTTGATGACAAATGCATTCGCAAATGACATCGAAGATCTAGCGATCAACGGTACAGGTACTGGTTCTAACGCATTCCTTTCAATCATGGAAGGTTTCGTAAACAAGATCAAGACCAACGGTGACGCACACGAAGCTGTTGTAACAGTAGCAGATAACGCATGGACTCCAGAGGTAATGCAGAACATTATTCTTGCAATGCCTCGCAAGTACCGTGCACTTAAGAGCAATCTTAAGTTCTACGCTGGTACAGACGCTTTCCAGGGCATCGTAAAGAACAATGGTACTCTTGCTGACGCAATCGCTGAAGCATTTGCTGGTACTCCAGCAGGTACTCCTGCAAACCGTCAGGCTTACCTAGACGGTGCTGCACAGACATTCGGTGGAGCACGTACTACTCGTGTTCTCGGAATCGACGTACAGGAAGTTCCTTACTACCCAGAAGGTTACGTTGACCTTACATTCCCTCAGAACCGTGTTTGGGGTTTCCAGCGAGACATCACTGTAAACCGTGAATACAAGCCAAAGAAGGACACAATTGAATACACAGTATTCGTCCGCTTCGGTGTTCAGTGGGAAGAGGAAGACGCTGTCGCATTTGCTGATGCAGCTGCAGATAGCTAAACCTTAGCACCCTTGAGGGGGCAGGGGCATTGCGCTCCTGCCCTCTTTTTGCATTAATCTGTTATAATTAATATTTAGGAGGTACTATGTCAGACGAAATTAAGAATGATGATATAGAGGTCGCAGCAGAAGAGCTAACCGCAACTGAGGAGCTAGCTGTAGATCTAGGCATTGAGGCAACAATTGAAGAAGTAAAAGATGACGCACAGGCAGAGGGAGTTATTTCTGCTCCAGAGCCAGTAGAATCTGTAAAGAAGGTGCCAGCAATTGCACCAGTTGCAGACGGAGTTATTGGATCAGCTTCTGCTTCAGTTACCAAAGCAAACAAGAAACCAAAGGCTGTAGAAGGCAAAGAGGTAGAAAAGGTTGCAGTTTACTCAAGCAAGAATGTTACTTGGACTGGCGTTGGCAAGGTGTATGTTGGTTTCAACATCGTTACCAAGGACCAGGCAGACAAGTGGCTTACTCGCAACCACACCAGACTAGCTACACCAGATGAGGTAGCTAAGGAGTTTGGTGTTCTTTAATGGAAATTCTTAGACTTCTACCCTATGGTTCAACATCAGTTGACGTGAGTCTACCAACCGCCAATTATGTCGGGGTACCGCTAACGGTAACAATCACTGACCTAACAGATATAAGTACACTAGCTACACTAGGTGTAGATATTCTTACTTCTGTAACAAAGATCTCAGTAGACTTGCCAAACACATACGATGCGGACTATAGGGTAGAAGTCAGGATTGCCGAAAGCTCAGAGATTATCGCAGACGAAGTCTTTGAACTTAGAAGACCATACGTAGACCCAAACACAAAGGGTACTACAGCTTCAGAGATTGCAGAATATGCTCAGCACGAAGAGCTGGCAAGAGCAATCATTGACTCATACATTCCAGACGGATTCTACTACCAGAAGAGAGCAGTCCTGACCACTGGTCAAGGAACTGACTACCTACCTATTTGGGTAGATGCGAAGAAGGTAGTTAAAGTCTACGAAAACAACGTGCTAGTCTATGACGCAAACAACGCATCAGCTTATGGTAGAGCATTTGAAATCTCACCAAACAAGGCATCAATTATCGAGAGCTACTCTGGACAGGTAAACAGACTTGAGTCAGCTCCAAACGTATTGCCAGCTAGCCCATCAGACATTCTAGACATGACCTGGGGCTTTAGAGGATTCCCAAAGACCTATGACTATACTCTAGTCCTTGCTACAGGTCACCCATCGGTGCCATCAGACATCGTCAAGGCTACAGAGCTTTTGGTCTCAGACATTAGCTGCGGTAAGCTAGACTACTTTAAGAGATATGTCTCAGACTACAACACCGATCAGTTTAGAATTAAGTTTGATTCTAAGTCTTTCGAGGGAACAGGAAACCTAATAGTAGACAAGATTCTTTCTAGATATCAGAAGTCTATTACAACAATCGGGGTATTGTAAAATGTCTTGCGGAACTAACACAGACTTCATGTTTCCACTAGAGGTGGATATCTTCTATCCTATAGTCGCTCAGGGCGGATTTGGAGAGGTTAAGAAGAGCTGGGTAAAGGATAGAACTATTGGATGTAACTTTAGTTCAGCAGGTTCCGCATCAAAGGAAGACGTAAAGCCAAACGTAAACATTACCAATGAGCTAGTGCTAGTTGGTCGTGTAAAGACAGACCTTCGTGTTTCAAGTCTAGATAGTAACAACGCAGTAACCAATGTAATCCTGACAAACATTCGTGATAAGAGCTGCAACCAGGTCTACACAGAAACATCTGGCGTAAGAGCAGGCAAGGCAACTATTTTTGAGATAGCTTCTAACGAGCCATTCGTTGGTCCATTCGGTAGCGTAGAATACTTCAACGTAGTATTACGCAGATCAGAAAATCAAGGGGCAGACGTATGATAAGCGCAACCTTTAACGTTAATTCATTTGTCAAAGATATTCGTAATGTGATCAAATACTCTGAGGGATTTGTAGACGGTGCTAAGGATGCAGTGCCACAGCTAGTGGATACTATTGGTCAGTTCACAGTAGAGGCACTGAAGAACTATATTGACTCAAATGCAAGACTGTCGCCACAGGCTTTACATCACGTATACGAATGGGAGAGAACTGGTAGCCCAGCTGCCAGGTTGTTCGACATCGACTATCGTGTTGCTGGTAATGGACTTTCTTTCTCATATACATTTAGCCAGTCTCAATCAGTCAAGTCTGGGTCTAAAGTCCCATTCTACAATAAGGCAGAGATTATGGAGAAGGGTCTCCCAGTTACGATTGTTCCAAAGAAGTCAGTCCTGTCATTCGAGGTAGACGGAGAGCAAGTCTTTACTAAGGGACCAGTAAAAATAGATAACCCAGGCGGTGCTGCTGTAGAGGGAGCATTTGAAAAAAGTCTAGACTCATTCTTTAACAACTACTTCTCCCAAGCGTTTTTGAGATCTAGCGGACTACTAGATCACCTAAAGACACCAAAGGAGTATGACAAGTATTTCCCAAGGTCAAAGACTGGCGGTAAGGCAGCAGGAAGAAAAGCTGGTACCGAATGGGTATCTAAGGCAGGAGTAAACTTATAATGGCAATAACTCACCCACCAACACTTATCAATAGATACCTCCAAGAGAAGGTCTCTCAGGACGACAGATTTGGCTTTACTATCCCATTCATGCCAACCATGCCAACAGACATCGAAGCTCTAACCAGTCTTTTCCCAGATGCTGCAAATAACGTATTTGCGGTATATGACAGAATGTTTAAATATCGTAGAACGCCATTCCCACACATCAAGTGCGAACAGCTACTGTACTACTTCTACAAGACAGCAGGAGACCCAGTCAAGCTACTCAAGACTACTCAGAAGATACACGACCTGCTTGACAGGGAAGACGAGTCAGCTCAGGAACTAAATGCCTGGATATCTACAAAGGTAGTCAATGGTGTCATTACTCTAGACGGAGAAGACTTCAAGCCAGTATTCTTCCACAATGTAAAGGTCTATCAGCTAGAGGAGACCAGAGACATCGTTGACTTCGGTACAGCCAGAACCTTTGCTGGGAATAAGGTAATCATTGACTACGACTACCACACTGTCGATTATCAATAATTTATCAAAAGCCTGATATAATTAACTTGAGGAAACACGCCCACTAATTCCATATAGAAAAAAGAGGTGAAAAATATGGCATATAACAGAGGTACAAACAGCCAGATCATTGTTGGTGCAGCTGCTCTCTTCACATACGAAGACGGCGAACTAGCAAACAATCTGCTTCCTGCTTATGAAGCAGGCGTATCATACAAGGACACTCTGGAGGACAATGCTGATTTCCGTAACGTAGGTTACACTATGAACGGTCTTGAGCTTTCATTCCAGCCTGACTTCGGTGAGGTAGCAGTTGACCAGTTGCTTGACGTAGCTAAGCTATACAAGCAGGGTATGACTGTAAACCTAAACACCACATTCGCAGAGGCTACTCTAGAAAACCTTCTATTCGCAATCGCAGGTAAGGGCGGTGTTGGCGGTGACCTAACCACAGTAGGCGGTAACCCAACACTAGAACTTAATGCAGGCAATATTGGTGAGTGCCCAGTCGAGCGTGGTCTAATCGCAGTCGGTCCTGGTACTGGTGACTGTGCAGCAGGCAGCTCAATCGAGCGTGTCTACGTTGCATACCGTGCGCTATCTATCGAGAACGTAACTGTATCTGCAAAGCGTGACGAAGCTACAATGTTTGAAGTTTCGTTCCGTTTGCTACCAAACAACGACGCTACCTACGGTAAGATCGTTGACCGTACAGTCGCAAACTCATAATAACTTAATATAGAGCGAAGCCGTCAAGACTTATTGTCTTGGCGGTTTTGCATTTTTGGTATACTTATAGGATGGCAACTAAAGTATATGAAATAGAGCTAGTCAGCACGGTAGACGGACTGATCCTAGAAATAACACCACTTAAGATAAAGTTTCTCAGAGAGTTCCTTGTAGCATTCGAAGGCTTGAGATTATCCAAAGGTGAAGAAGCAGGGATGGATGCCCTGTCACGCTGCATCCTGATTACAATGAAGCAGTTCTTGCCAGAGATTAAGACGATAGAACAACTTGAAGACACGTTTGATCTTCCAACTATGTATAGAATTCTAGACATCGCTGCAGGTGTTAAGATTAACGAGAAGTCTCAGGAAACCCCAGTGGAACAAGCAAAGGAAAGCGGTACAAGCTGGGAAGACATGGACCTAGCTAAGTTAGAGTCAGAAGTATTTTTGCTGGGTATCTGGAAAGACTATGACGAACTAGAAACGTCTCTATCTATGCCAGAGCTAGTAGCAACACTAAGTGCAAAGCGAGACCTTGACTATAGCGAGAAGAAGTTCTTTGCAGCTATTCAAGGTGTAGACCTCGATGCCCAAACAGGTAAGTCAAATGCCTGGGAAGACATGAAGGCAAGAGTATTCAGTGGTGGTCAAGCCACCAGTGCAAATGACGTGCTAGCCCTACAAGGACAGAACGCAGCCAAGGCTGGTTTCGGTATTGGTATGGGGCTAGACTACGAAAGAATAGACTAAAAAAATAAACAGTCTATGCTATAATTAATAAGACCCTTAAAGGAGGACTATAAAATGACAACAACCATCAACGAACTAAAGACAGTCGATCTACTAGATGGAACTCAAATCAACGTAAGACCACTAAAGGTATCCCTACTTCGTGAATTCACAAAGAAGTTTGAGGGCATTGCCGATGTAGCGGACGATAACGACAAATCAATTGACTTGCTAATGGAGTGTGTCCAGATTGCAATGAAGCAGTACAAGCCAGAGCTATCGACAGACGCAAAGGCACTTGAGGATCTTCTTGACCTCCCAACAGTATATAGAATCGTGGAAGAGGCATCTGGCATTAAGCTTGCAGATGCAGCAATTCTAGGCGGTATTGCCTAACCAAAAAGGATGTAGAATTTGAATGACTGATATCAACTCCAATGTTCGCTTAGATATAGACGGTAGCGGTGCGTTAGCGACTCTAAAAGAACTACAGAGACAGATATCAGTCTTTCAATCTGCAATGGCAAAAGGCAATGCAGCCAATAGGACTGCAGCCTCTAATCTTCAAAAAGATTTAATAAACAACATCAATGCGACTGGTCAGTTCGCAGCTTCTATGAAGGATGTTCGTACTGGCACAGAACAGTTCACAACCGCTCTAGAGAAAAACAAGCTATCGCTTGGAGAGTACTTTAGATACGGCATGGGTTCTACCAAGACATTTGGTAGAATGTTCAAGACCGAGATGGCAACTGTAGAAAAGGTTGCTCGTGAACGTGTCAAGACAATTCAGACTCAGTACATCAAGCTAGGCAGAGATGCCAACGGTGCGATGAAGTCTATCGCTGTTAGACCACTAGCCCTTGACATGGGAAACCTAGCTACCAAGACAGCTATCGCTGCTCAAAAGCAGCAGATCTTTAATCAGGTACTTAAGCAAGGTTCAACAAACCTTCTCAACTTCGGTAAGAACACCCAGTGGGCTGGTCGTCAGCTTATGGTTGGTTTTACAATCCCACTAACCATGTTTGCTACCACTGCTGGTAAGGCATTCATGGACATGGAAAAGCAGATTATTCGCTTGCGCCGTGTCTACGGTGACTTTAACACAACAGTACAGCAAACAGATGCCATGGTCGAAAGCGTTAGGAACCTAGCTAACGAGTTTACCAAGTATGGTGTAGCCGTAGAAAAGACTATGGGTCTTGCTGCAGACGCAGCTGCCATGGGTAAGCAGGGAGCAGACCTAACTGCTCAGGTAACGGAAGCAACTCGACTAGCCGTTCTTGGTGGGGTAGAGCAGGCTCAAGCACTTGAGACTACAATTTCACTTACCAACGCATTCGGAACAGCAGCCGATAAGCTTGCAGGAAAGATTAACTTCCTGAACTCAGTAGAAAACCAGACGGTAACATCTATTGAAGACCTTACAATTGCTATTCCAAAGGCTGGTCCTGTAGTACAGCAGCTAGGTGGAGACGTAGAAGACCTAGCATTCTTCCTAACCGCTATGCGTGAGGGTGGTATTAATGCGTCAGAAGGTGCTAACGCACTAAAGTCTGGTCTCGCATCCTTGATCAACCCAACAGCAAAGGCTTCTGAATTCCTACAAGGGTTCGGTATCAACATCAAGTCTATTGTTGAGTCAAACAAGGGAGACATCAGCGGTCTAGTCGTTGACTTCGCTTCTGCTCTGGATACCCTAGATCCTCTAAACCGTGCACGTGCAATCGAGCAGTTGTTCGGTAAGTTCCAGTTCTCACGTCTTTCTACACTATTCCAGAACGTAATCAAGGATGGCACCCAGGCATCGCAGGTACTGAAGCTAACAAGAAACAGCACAGAAGAACTTGCCATCGTAGCTGAGCGAGAACTAAAGAAGTTGGCAGACTCGCCACTTACTAAGTTCCAAAAGTCTGTAGAAGACCTTAAGGCATCTTTGATTCCACTAGGTGAGCAGTTTATCAAGATTGCCACTCCTATTATAGAGTTTGCAACAAAGGCTCTAAAAGAATTCAGCAAGCTAGACGAAGGAGCTAAGGGCTTCGTTGTAGCCATGACTGCAGGTCTAGGCTTGATTGGTCCAGTAGCCATTATGACATTCGGTCTTTTGGCTAACGGTGTAGCCAACATTATCAAGGGCTTTGCAGCCATGAGAAATGTATTCCTGAAGCTAAAGGGTGGAACTGGTGCACTCGGTGAGAGCGTCAGCTACCTAACCCAGGAGCAGCTAGAGGCACTGTCAGTATCAGCTTCGTTGAACGCAGCTCACCAAAAGCTAAGACAGACCTATACCTCTGAGAAGAATGCAGTTGATAATCTAACAGCAGCCTACGTCAGAGCGACAACGGCTCAGGCTGGCTTTGCTGTTCCTGCCACAAAGAGATCTCGTCCAACAAAGAAGTATGCTAGCGGTGTTGTCTCGGTTCCAGGTCCAAAGGGTGCAGGCGACATTATTCCAGCTATGCTCGCCCCAGGCGAAGCAGTTATTCCTGCTAAGATGGCAAGCAAGTACTCTGGTCTAATCCAGGGTATGGTTGCAGGAAGCATCCCAGAATTTGCTAAGGGCTTCCTTGGTATGCCTAAGTCGTTCAAGCGTGTTTCTAAAGAGCGTGAAAACGCAAAGGAAATTTTTGACCTATTCCAGCAGAGCAAGAGATTTAAGGATCAGGCTCCAGAGAACTACATGGGTCAGGTTAAGTCAAGTGGTGGTCACAGCTTCCCAATATTCGGTTTGGGAGGTACATACCGTAAGCCAGATGGTTCTCAGGTATTTGTTAAGCCTGTTATGGATGAGAAGGCTGCCCTAGCCGAGGTACGTGCAACAAAGATTGCAAGAGAAGCTCATGGTCTACAGTCCCCAGAGCAGAGAATCGTAGTAATGAAGGATCCAACCGACAGGACTGGAACAAGAAAGTTCCTAGCTCTAGAGTCACCAGTTGATCCAAAGTTTGCAACACCTACTGGAAAGTTTACCAAGAAGCAGTACTTCCAGCAGCTTCTAGCATCCCTTGTAAGAGGAGATAAGGACCTTTCTGCTGACAACGTTTATGGAGATGTCTTGCCAGACGTTGGTACAGCTGGTGTCTTTAGCCGTGCCTCTGGCGTACGTGACTACGAGCCAAACATGCCATCACTTGAAGAGCAGGCAAAGATCAACCTGCTTGCAGTAAAGGGTGGAGCAAAGAAGGCATTCGCAGAGTCAACAGCAGACATGGTTCGTGGCATGTCAGCACAAGAATACTCAAGTGCCATGCGCAACGAGATTGAGGAAGTTCTTCCAAAGCTAAAGGCAAGTATCAAGTCTATGAGCCTAGGTCCAGATGAGCTGCCTTACTATGAAGCAATGGTTAAGAGACTGGAAGACGGTAGAGGGGTAGACTGGACAAAGTTCCACGAGATTCACTCAGCTGTAGGTATGAACCCTAAGCAGTCTAAGAACGTAAAGAAGTATAACTCTGGTGTAGTCAGTGTGCCAGGAAGCGGTAACAAGGATACCATTCCTGCTATGCTTACTCCAGGCGAGGCAGTAATCCCAAAGAAGTATGCAAAGAAGTATGCTCCACTAATCAATGCAATGGTAGATGGAAAGATTCCTGGATTCAACGGTGGACTAAAGGCAACACTACAGCGTTCACACCTACAAGAAGACCTCGACCTAGAAGATCCAAAGGTAAGAAAGATGCTTGCCGAACTAGGGTACGATTTTGGCTCTATGCCAAAGGATGTCAGAGACAACATGAAGCTGACAGGATCTCTAGTAGCTGATCTTCCAGATAGACTAAACCAAAAGCTAAGAGAGAGCGGTTCTGGAGTATCGCCAGATGACTTCCTTAGATCTTGGAATGCAGTAGAGGATAAGCTAGCTCAAACTGCAATGCTAGGTGGAGTCGATATGTCTTCACGAGAAAACAAAGATTTGCTTGCTCAGCTAGAGCGTGAGATTGGTCAAGAAGTAGCAAAGACTGCTAGAAAAGAAAAGTCTCCAATTAAAGACAAGCTAGTAGCAAGAGTTACTAGAGAAGTTCTTGAAAGAAGAATTAACGCTGGGGGTCCTCTTGCAAGTCTAGCATCTGCAATAGACTCAAGACGTTTTGTGCCTGGCGACCTAAGAAGCAAGTATACTCACGCTGAAATAGACGCAGAGCTGAAGTCAGGTTCTGGCAAGTTTACTAGAGTAGGATCACAGGTTGTAGAGACTAAGTCTGGTATTACAATTGGTGGCTACCGTGCAAGAACTGGCAAGTTCAAGCAAAAGACTATGGGTGTCGCAGGTTCTGGTGGATACTTCGGTAAGGCAAAGCTCGGCAGGGTAACTGACAGAGACGAAGCCTTCATGACCTATCTAGACGACAGTCAAAGCGCAAAGTCTGCAAAAGCAACCAAGACCAGAGCATCTGACAAGGCTGCTCAAGATACCGTAGCTAGATCACTAAATAGAAGTTCTAAGTCACGCTCTCCATCAAAGAAGATGAAGCAGGCAACAGACAACATTGTTGACGGTGTTGAAGAAGGTCTTGAGGACGGTAAGAAGGCTGTAAAGGCTGCAGCTACACGTCTTGGAGAGACTGCTGCACAGTCGTTTGAAGATGGCGGTACCAAGAGAGTTAAGCTAACTCAGTCTGGTAGATACATGAATAGAGATACTGGAAAGTTTATCTCTAAAGAAGAAGCCAAGAAGCTTATGGGCATGGACCTAAAGAATGCACGTGCAAGAGAGAGAGCAGCTGAACGTAAGGCTACTCCTACTGTAAAGATTGTTAAGCGTAAGCCAAGAGTCGCATCTGGCACACCTGAAGACGAAGATGCTAAAAAGCGTGGATATAGACCAAGCAAGGTTGGAATGCTTGGAAGCTCATTGGGCATGGGAGCCTCAATGGCTGGTGGCGCAATGGGCAATGAAGCACTTATGAATGCTGGAAACGTTGCATTCCTAGTCAGTGCCCTCGCTGATGTCGCAATGCTTTTCAAGGGCACAAAGGTTATCGACAATGTTAAAAACTTTGGTAGTGTCGTAAAGACTGCTTTTGGTGGTGCTAAGGCAGCCAGAGGAGCAGGAGCTGTTGGAAAGTCTGCAATCGCAGCTGGAAGGGCAGCAGCTGCTCAAGCTGGAACAAAGGCAGCTACAGGAATTGCCACAAGAGTCGGAGCTGGTTTAGCAGCACGTCTCGGTGCTAGCACCTTGGGTGGACCTGCAGCACCTGCATTAGCAGTTGGAGCAGTTGTTCTAACTGGAATCCAGTTGGGCGTAGAGCTATTTAACGAGAAGGTAAGAACAACCGCTGAAGAGTTGAGAGTCTTTGGCGACCACATGACTACAACTGGAAAAGAGATGGAATCTTTTGCAGTAGCAACAGGGCAGGCTACCCCAGATGCAATTATGGATCGTAAGAATGCCAAAAAGTTTTCTGCAATTAACTATGCAGCAGGAAAGACCCCATTCGGAGAGTCGTTCCTACAGTCAGAGGCTGGGTCTGCAATGCTTACTAAGACAGCAGAGCTAGCAGCAACAGACCGCAAGGCAGCAATCGAAGCGGTAGGAAAAGACCTAGCATATGCAGTTGTATCTGGACTAATGACACAAGAGCAGGCTAACTCAGTCGCTACTGCTCTAGGCAAGCAAATGGATGACTACACAATTAGCGTATCTCTAATTGGAAAGCTTCAAGAGGTAGTCGGGTTTGATGGATACGATGTTACCAAGAACCCTATTGACATTCCAGTAAACCTAATGATTACCTCGAATGGAAAGGCTCTGACAGATGTTGCTGGTCCGCTAAAAGACCTTATCAACACAGAGACAGGATTCTTTGACGGCGTGGATGCATGGGCTGACGTTCAGGCAAACGAAAAGGATGCAGCAGTTGCTGCTTCAGAGCTAGTCAATGGTGCTCAGCTAGTTCTAGATCTTCTAGACTCTGAGTATCTTCCAAAAATTGAAGAGCTAAACAAGAAGGGCAAGTTCGCAGAAGCAGACCAGCTAAGCTCAGAATACCTTAGCAAGCGAGGCGTTGCTCTAAAAGAATATAACTCTCAGTACGGATCATTCCTAAAGTCAGTACAAAAGATGGAAGGCTTCAAGACAGCAATCGATTACGACATAAACGGAAAGCAAATTGCGGTTGCTTCTAGAGATGGAAAGAAGCAGCAGAACGTCGAAGGAATTGTTGAAAATATTCAGCAGAACATCAACACAGAATTCACTGGCGATGAGAATGCCCCAATGAGAAAGTTTGCTGAAAAGATTGCAGACGATGGACAAATTTCTGGTGCAGCTAAGATTTCATTTATGCTTAATGCAAAAGCAGGAAACATAGACCCAGAAAAAGGTCTCAAGCTATTCGAGAAGGGCGCAATCTTTGACCCAAATAGCCCAGAGGGACAGAGAAACCAAAGCGCATATGTTACTATTTTCACTGAGCTTGGAGGTAGAGATGCTGCACAGTTTAGCGGTATTCTGGAAAATCTTGCTGCTGAAGGTGTTACCTCTGCAACCTTCATTGCTCAGGTACAGGCAAAGGGTAAGCCAGAAGACAAGAGAGACATTCTTAACCTATACAGTCTAATTGACCAGTACGGTGGCGTTATCAATGCGGAGGCAACCTACAACTTCTTGGCAACAGGCGACAACCTAGAGGATACACTATCCAAGATCGATAAACTACAAAAGCTAGCAGACACTGGAAAACTTGACATTAAGTCAGTTCTAGAGCAGGAAATTATTACAGACCCTAATGACATAGCTGCATTTAAGGGCAACCAGGAATACTTCGATAGCCTAGACCCAGTAAATAAGGTTCTATACCTACAGACATTCATGACAGTCCAGTATGACACATCCCAGGTTGACGCATACATTAAGGAAAATACCAAGAATGGAACATACACAGATAAGTCTACTGGTAAAAAGATTAATTTTGCACAAGCTGGAAGAAACTCTATGGGTGCCGTTAGAGCACTTGCTGAATCATCAATGGCACAGCGTGATGCAGAGCTTGTTACTGAAACAAATAAGCTAAACAATAAGAATAACAATAATAACAATAACAACACAGATGGCAGTGGTGGTCCAGACTCATCTTGGCTAGATGACTACGTCAGACGTGCAAAGAATGCCTTCAAGTGGACCCAGCAGCTGACCACTGGATTCAAAGCTTCTGCAGATGCCTTGAAGAAGTTTAAGGCTGCATCTGGTGGTGTCGGTCTTGAGCAGTATCTAAGAGAGAACTTGCAGTCAGTTGGTCTTTCTCCAGAAATGGTAGATATTATATCTAACCTGAGTGGCGACGAGCAAAAAGAATTTGTTAAGAGATACTTCAAGGGCGGTCAGATGTCCAAGGGTCTCAACAAAGATGGAGAGAGCCTAGTAGCATTTGATAGAAAGCTAGCTATTGAAGAGACTACAGATGCCTATGCAAAAGAAGCAAAGAATGCTCAGCAGGCTGCCAAGGCTAGAGACATGCTTATTGCAAAGGGATTCTCGGAGGCAGATGCTACAGAGCTAGCAGCCGATTCTCAAATTGCCTGGGCATTGACAAGTGCAAAGACCACAGAAGAGATCGACAAGCAGATTGCTAAGATTAAGGGACACATCAAGACTATCCAAGAGTCTAAGACTGTCAACCAACAGTTTGCTGAAATGTTCGATGAAGCAATGGGAATTATTGGCGACCGAAGAGAAGCAATTGAGATTAAGTTCGAAGCTGACACAAAGGCTCTAGAGGACGGAATTCGCAAGGCACAGGACCAGATCGACATCATTGTCAATGAGCCTGGAGGTATTGATGATCTTCAGTATGGTCTAGACCAAATTGGTTGGCAAGAAGATGAAATCAACAAGAAGTACGACAAGCGTCTAGATGCCCTAGATAAGGTTGAGCAAGCCAGAAAGCGTGCTGTCCAGGCACAGCAAGCAGAGTTCGACCTAGCAAGAGCTATGGCTTCTGGAGACTCTTCGTCAGCAGCCTCTGCTATCCAAAAGTTTAGAGCAGACAAGGCTTCCTCTGCAGCAGATAACCGCAGAAGAATGCTTGAGCAGGCTCGTGACACAGAGATTAAGAATATTTCTGTACAGGTTAATGGAGTAAAGCTAACTCGTGACCAAATCGAGCAAAGCATCCTTGATAAGACAAAGCAGATTGCAAAGATTGAGGAAGACTCAATTGAGCCAGCACGCTACAAGATTCAGCTTATGGAGGATGCTAGAGACGATATCCTATCTACTCTTGCAGACCAAGAAATAAAGTGGAAGCTTCTAGACGCTCAAATTAAGAATGCAGCTTACAATGCTTGGGATTATGCCAAGGCAATTGGCGAGGCGAATACTCTGCTAGGCAACACTACAGCTCCTGCATCTGCTCCAGCAAGCACAGGCACTGACAACAAGGCAATTCAAGCCGAGATTAACGAGCTAAACAGACTAATTGGAATAACTCGTGAAAACGTAGCAAACGAAAAGGATGCAAAGAAAAAGGCTGCCCTTATAGAAATAAACGAGGGAAGAATCAGAAAGGTTAGAGAGCTAACCCTAAAGCTTAACAACAATGCCGCACCAGCTGCACCACTAAAGCTTTCTGGTGGCGTAAGCAGAACCCAGTATGCTGCAACAGGCGGTATGATCAAGTACTTTGCAAATGGCGGTAAGCCACTAGGTTCAGACATTGTTCCAGCTATGCTAACCCCTGGTGAGTTTGTAATGAGCAAGTATGCAGTATCAAGCTTTGGTGCAGATAACATGAAGGCTATCAATAACGGCTCGTACAAGAACGATTCAGTGTATAATTATGAAGTAAACATTAATGTTAAGTCTGACACAAATGCAGACCAGATTGCAAGAACTGTTATGATGCAGATTCAGCAGATTGATGCACAGCGAGTTAGAGGAGGAAGAATCTAGTGGCAAACACACAAGCCTACATGGCAGGTCGTAAGAAGTACAGCAGACCACAGGCGATTCTCCTAGCAGACAATTCTGGAACTATCGTATCTTACACAGATCCAACTACCAATCAAACAGCTAATTTCCACATACCACTGGGGTATGAGTACGGAAACGCTGCTGGAGAAGATCCTACATTCATTATTCTTTCAGATGATAATAGATCTCCAATCAACTTCTCCAACACTAGACTAGAAAAGCGTGAGCGTATGATTAATGGTCGTATGCGTTCATATCACATTGCTGACAAGCTAAACATTGATGTTTCTTGGAACTTGCTTCCGTCTAGAGCATTTACTACTAATCCAGAGTTCGGATCATCTGGAACTCCAACAGGGCTAGTCACGTCTACTGACCACGACAACAACCAGGCAACAGCCACAAAGACCGTGAAGCCATATGGCTCACCTTTCTATAAAGACCAGCAATATACCACCGATGGTGGTGCTGGCGGTGTTGATATTTTGGACTGGTATAGGAATCACCAGGGACCATTCTACGTTTACCTAGCCTATGATAACTATAAGAACTTTACTTCTGACGATCCATATGCTAACCTAGATAAATACAACGAAGTCATTGAAGTATACTTCTCTAGATTTGATTACACCGTAGAGCGTAGAGGAAGCGTTGGAACAGGTTATGACTTCTGGAACATAACCATGTCACTGGAAGAGGTTTAAATGTTCGTAGATGATCAACTAAAGAATCACTTAGAGACATCTTCAACAATCAAAGGCAATAGCTTTATTGTTGCTGAATGGAATATGAACTTCTCCAACAACATTGACCTAGTTGGAAACTATAGATTTAGACCAGAGCTTGCATCTTCTAAATTCAAGTTCATCCCAAGTAACTACGACCCAAATGACGTTGGTGGCTTCTACACAGGGGCAACAGACGCAGACATAAGCATTGAGAATGGTGTAGAGGACGACGGAGAAACTCCAGCGGTATTCACCGAACGTAAGCTAAACGAAAAGCTACTATACTCACTAGAAGACTGCTTTGGAAGATTTAGACCACGCTCTGGCATCAATAAGCTAAGATACTTTGACACAGCATTTGTGCCAAACTCTGACCAAGACATGGCTACTAGACCACGTTACTACGCAGCACACAAAGACGACTCGTTTAAGTACTGGACTTCATACAGAACTACTGGTCAGAATGTAGCCATTGAGAAAGACCTACCATCGTCAACAGATACTTCTGCTGAGCGAGGTATCGCTAATAAGACTGTTAATGGAAAACATTATATCCAAGATGCAGCTCCTTTTGTTGTGTATAAGTCTGCAGTTCCAGCCAACCGTGTAGTTGTAAAGATGCAGACACACGTTGGCACCACTGACCTAGGACTGATATCACTAGCTTCAGGAAGCGTAATCTCAGATCCATTTTCTGGCAGTGCGAACATGCAGGTTCCAACTAGGTGGAGAATCCAGGGACTAGACTCGTCTAACTCCTGGGTAGACCTAATGTCTTTCAATGAGGCTTCTACCAGATTGGATGGCTCTCCAGTTATAAAGGAAGATGGTTATGTAGAAATTGGCTATGGGCTAATCATTCCAGAAAAGTATAGAGAAATCTTTGTTTTTGCAGGCGAGTATAAGACTGCCTCAGAGTTGCCAGCAACGAGCCTACGTGGCTACACCTACAAGGTGTTTGACGGAACTACCGAGCAGTACTTCATTTGGGACGGAGACTCTTATGTAGAGATCTTCCCACAGTATGGATGGCAAATAGTAGACGAGCCTTTAAGTGAAATTACAGGACTGGTCACCAAGCTTGTAAGCCCAGTACTAGTTGGATCTAATTTAGCAACAGCTCCGAACCAGCACTCAGAGTTCCAGTATCTCAACGGACTCAGGGTAGTCGTCGAGACTATGAACAAATATCGTTCAACCTTCGACCTGATCGAACTGTCACCAAGACTGACCGTAGACATTACAGAACTTACTAATGATATAACTATTAGCAAAGCAGCATCCGACCTAGGCGTAAGCGGTATGCCAGTAGGACAACTAATTGCATCTACAGGAACCATTAACCTATTTGACTTTGACCAAGCCTTTAACGAGCTTAACGAAGATAGCATAATTTCAAAGTTCAACACAAGAAACCTACAGGTAAAGGTCTATGAAAAGATCCGTGAGGTAGGGCAGACAGAGTCAGCAACTGGTCAGCAGATGTTTGCAAACTTCTATGTGCCAATTAAGACTCTATACGCAGAAGGATTCCCAACCATAGATGGAATGGATCGTTCTGTATCTATCCAGCTAAGAGACATGTTCCACTATTTTGAGAATAATGGTGCCCCAGAGCTATTCATACAGAATGCATCTATGAGTTACGCTGTATCAATTCTTCTAGACTCAATTGGATTCTCTAACTATACATTTAAGAGAAACTCTGGGGAGGCAGACGACGTTATCCCATTCTTCTTCACAGGCACGGACATTTCTGTTGCCGAGGTTTTGAATGAGATCGCAGTAGCAACTCAGACTGCCATGTTCTTTGACGAGTACAACAACTTCGTTATCATGAGCAAGGGCTACATCATGCCAACAGAAGCTCAGAGAGGTACTGACCTAGTTCTTCGTGGAAGCAACGACTTTGCAAAAGACGGTATTGTCAAGAATGCAAAGACTAACGAACTTCTTGCAAACATCGTAGAGCTAGAAGAGCAAGACTCTAACGTCTTCAACGACGGAAGTATTCAGTACACTGCTAGAGCAATCGATAGACAGATCGGCAGTATCTTTGAGGCAGAGAACATTCAGGAAAGAACTAAGAGCCTAAGCTACAGGGTGTCAAACCTTTGGCAGGTACCAGGGTCAGAGAGCGTTCGTAAGCTTGGAGATACCGATGGTGGATATACCCTAAGTGCAGTTCCACTAAACTCAGACCTATCTGCAAACGTTCCATCAGTGTCAAATGGTGTAATCCTTAACAATGTCTTAGACCTAGGCGAGGGTATTGATGCAGCTGGTCTTCCACAGTATTCTGGATACCTATATGCAAATGGTGAGATTATTAGATACGATGCCGTAGAATATTCTGTGCCAAGAGCAAGCCAGTATGGCGACAGCGTGTCAATAACTGCTGGCAACAACGTTTGGATTAGAGATACTCAGGAGTACGTAAATTACCTATCTAAACTACCACTAAACGCTAAGATGTATGCTACTGGTTTGGTTAGAATATACTCAGAGCCAAACTATCAGACTCAGGCAGATGGCTCAGAAAAGATTATCAGTATTGCCAAGCATGGTCGTGGTCAATTCGGTACGCCAGTGGTAGCACACAAGGCAGGGCTTGACCCATACTGGTCAGATAACGCCAACACCTATGGCTGCAAGATGGACTCATCACTGATCTTTGCACTGAAGGAGTCTGACGTAGCAAACATATCTGTCACCACAGGTGCAGCAGGTATTGAAACCACAAAGGCAAGACAGTCTACTAGAAATGGTATTATCAAGAACTACGCAGCCAAGTCAGACGTTAAAGAATCAGATGTAAATAAGTACACCAAGCCAATGGCAGGTTCTGTACAGGCTTCTGCACTAGTCATTAATGGACCATCTTTCGAGGTAACAGACAAGCCAGTAGACCACATTACCTATATTAACAAAAAGCTAAACTCTAAGTTTGTCCACTTCGGCACACGCATGAGAATTGTTACAAAGTACGAGAACAATGAGTACGTTGGTCAGATGCCTGTAGGTGGCAACGTCTACTATGGAGAAGACATCGTTGGTGGCTCTGGTGGTCTTGGAGTTATGGTAGACCCAGCAACAAACAACGGCTACTTCTTCGAGATTATGGCACTGTCGTCAACATCTTCTGGTAAAGCAACCTCGTTTGAAAACACAGAGTTTGACGTAGTCTTCTACAAGGTCATGAAGAACTCATCTTCTACATCTAGCACAGACAAGGCAATCCCTGTAAGGCTCTGGGGCAAGACCGTAGGAATCATTGGTGACGACGGTAACTTTGTTGGTCAGTCGAGGGTAGTGGGAGAAGAAAACACCACAGTATACGACCTAGCGGTAGAATACGAAGACTTCTCTGGATTCAGAAGATTCTATCTGTACATCAACAACACCCTACAGGCTACCGTAGATGACAAGGACAAGCTTCCTATCTTTAATAATATGAACGTCTTTGCACGTGGCTCATCTAGAGTAATGTTTGAGAATACCTATGCTCTTGGCTACAGATACAGCCAGAACTCTGCCTACGTCCTTGACACACCAGTCAACAGTGCATTTGGAGACACGACAGTAACGTCTGACGAGTCCCTAAGAAAGTATGCCATCAGCGGTATGGTTCAGTCAACATACCTGTCTGGACTATCTACATCGTCACAGCCAGCATACAACCTATACTACGAAGAGTTCGGAACAATCATGCGAGGTATGGCATACTTTAATATCAAGTATGACAAGGCTTACCCAGCACTAGTGGCTAACCTATCTCCACAGGTAACAGAGCTTAAGAGCTACGTAGTATCTGGACTATCCAAGACACCTTATGGTGCAGAGTTTATGGTCTTTAACGCAACAGACACATCTATTGTGCTGGACTCAAACAGCGGTAACGCTTTGAATATCGTTGGCGTTGCAACTACCCAGGATTCAAACCTAGAGCTGACAATGGACCAGTACTTCAATAAGGCTGGAGATCTATCTAACCCAAGATTTACAAACAACACCCTAGTATCCTCACCACTTAAGACTAATAAGTTATATGAAGATATCCTATTCAACATAATAACCTATGGTCGCAACGAGTTCTCGCTATCTTCAAACTACATTCAGAGTCAGGATCAGGCAAATGGAATTATGGGTTGGCTATCATCTAAGATATCTAAGCCACGTAAATCAATTGGCATTCAACTATTCGGTATGCCAATTCTACAGCTTGGAGACATTGTCACAGTAGATTATCGCTCAAATGATGGGGTAGATCAGATCTCACCAACAAGCAGATTCGTAGTGTACAATATAGAGTACAGATCTAGCGTATCTGGTCCAGAAACAAGTGTATATCTTAGCGAGGTCGCATAATGGTTAGTGCAGTTCCAAACACACCAAAGGTCACAAGGCTTGTAGACGCTATTCCAGGAATCAAGTCTGCGACTCCAGAGCAGTATTACGAAGAGCTTCCTAATGTTATGGATAGCGGATACGATGTAAGAACCCAGCTATTCTTCGACTCGATGGAGAGCATTGACATTATTAGCATAGCTAGAAATGACCTAGTTAACGGTCAGAAGATTTTGTATCAGCCAATTAAGAACCTAGAGCACATCGAAGATAGATACGGCTCTAAGTACCTACTACCAATGTTCGACACTGACAACATTAGATTTAAGTCATTCGCAATTAAGCTAGAGGATAAGGTTGGAGAAAATGCAACACCAGTGTACCTGACAACCTCTGGCGACCTAGTGATCGAAGCCATAAACTTGGCTGACGACGAGCTAATCGAAATAGAGATCCTAACCTCTGGTCAGGCAATAGATGATACAATATATGGAGGATAACTATGATTACTCAAACTGGTAAAAGAATTATTAGCAAGTTTTTGCTTGGGCAGGCACCAGCCTATGCCTCTTATATTGCTGTAGGTTGTGGACCAACACCACTAAGTGCTGATCCATCTCAGGAAGACATTACTGCATTCTCAACAAAGCAAAGCCTAGACTTTGAGATGTTTCGTGTTCCGATTGTGTCACGTGGCTACGTGTCCGAAAACGGAGAGACCAGCCTCGTGTTTACAGGAGAGCTTCCTACTGCAGAGCGTTACGAGATTTCAGAGGTTGGCGTTTTCTCAGCAGCCTCAAACCCTGCTGCTGGGGCATACGACAGCAAGAACCTATACTCTTTCTCTACCACTAGAGAAAGCTGGGTATTCAACCAGAACAGCACACCAACATCAATCCCAGAAAGATTCGAGCCACTAGATGGTTCAGACCCTACAAACATCATATCTGTAACCGACAAGGTATTCTATACTAACTCTAATAACAGAATCTTCACTAACGCAGACCGTGACGCTAGACACGAGACTGCTAGATACCTAAACACAGCCCTTGCAATGCGTGGAGATGTTTCTGCTACGACTACTACAGGTGCCTATGCTTATACTGGGGACAACATCGAAATTACAGACGTGTCTATCGATCTAAGCAAGAACTCTCCTGGAGACGAAATCAAGCTTGCCTTCTCTTTGGTCAACCAGACTGGGGTAGAGGATCCACAGGACCTAGTCTCTCCAGATGCAGTGCACATCACTATCATATTTTCATCTCAGGATGGCTCTCAGACAGCTATAATGCCAGTGGTTATTGAGAGCACTGACGCTGGAGTAGACTTCGATACAAACAGATACTTCGTAGCAAAGTCCAGAATTACAGACCTAGTTAAGAGCAATGGATTCACCTGGAGCCAGGTAGACAGAATTAAGGTATATGCAACAGTAGTAAAGGACTCTGCAGTTTCAGACGAGTTCTACGTATTGCTCGACGCACTAAGGCTTGAGAACGTTAGCTCAACAACCCCTCTATACGGTCTGACTGGATACACAGTAATCAAGACTGAGACTGGAGACACTTTTGTTAAGGAAGCCAATACTACAAGCTACATTGAGTTTAGGTTTGGATTGGATGTTCAGTAATGGCAGACGTAGTCAAGAAGAGCACGATCAAGGCAGCTTCACTTCCATTAGTTAGCCCTAACAATACTTATATTGTTAGATATAGAATCGTCTCTCAGGACCAAAACAGATATTCTCACTGGTCCCCAATATATAACATAGACTCCTTGCCAGTAGTCGAAAGCGAGATCGAGGGAGACATCTCCTATTCGTCTACCACAAGACAGGTAACTCTGGGATGGACCAATGAGGTCCTTCCACCTTACGACGTATTTATGAGGGTAGGCACTGGAGAGTGGGTCTACATTGCCACAACATCAAGCACATCGTACCAATATTACGTCAGAACATCATTGTCTGGAAGCCTAACTTTCTGGGTACAGAAGGCAAGCTACTACAAAGCTCAGCCATCCGAAGAGCTAAGAATGTTCTCAGGTACAGTAACTGTAGCAGCCTAAGCCTTTGCATGCTATAATATAATAATGATTAGTAAGATTCCAGATCCAGCACCAGGACAGCCAGTAGACCTAACCTATCTTTCAAAGATCGTTGGCGTTGTAAATGGCTTGGTAGACAACAACATTTCTAGACAGACTACTAAGAAGTATGTATCTCTAGATACCATTACTGCTGGAACGCAGAACATGCTGATTAATGAAGTTAGAATGGCAGGTGGCTACGCAGAGGCTACCATTGGTACAAGCTCTAACTCACAGCCATTCACTTACAGATTTTCAAATACTGAATTTAAGTATCCACCAATCGTAGTCGCTACTCCAATTGTTTTGGATCAGACAGCGACATCTGGAGACATCAGCGTTGTGCTACAGAGCGTTACCAACTCTAGCATTTCTGGTAGCGTTAGAACCAACAAGACTGGAACAGAAGTTCGTGTCGGAGTCTACCTGATGATGATCGGTGTTCCAAACTAAAGGTCTATCATGAGTGATGGCAAAGTAGATATGGAAACATATAACGCATCCCCTGTCGTCCAGGCTAACAAAAAGGTCTGGTTCCTGAATGGGGATTTGGTGAGGGCACACCACTTAAACAAGTCAAACGGAATCATGTCCGTATTTAATATTACAAAGGATCAGCTAGAGAGCTGTCTAATTTCTGACTTCAAGCGTAATCGAGAGAGAGCTTACACTGTAGGTCAGACTGCAATGCTAGTAAATAGGCACAAGAAATATCTACCAGCATTGTATAAGCAAGGTATCATCCCTGGACCAACTGGCTCACAGAAGGGTGGCGAAAGAGGGTGGCAGGTAAGAAGCTACTACTCAGAGTCGCAGGTACGTGAGATTCGTGATATACTTGCTTCCTACCATATGGGTAGACCAAGAAAAGATAAGTTAATTACTAACGACATAACTCCTTCGAAACAAGAGTTGACAAGGCGCATGGGCGATGGTATACTGACTTATACGAAGACCGAAGATGGAAGATTTATTCCGATTTGGTCAGAATCAATTTAAAGTTCTTGAGAGGAACGTGGGTATGAGTAATGAAGAGACAAAGGTAACCGTTGGACTAGGTTACACACTTAACTTGGGTAATTTCCAATCGCTCCGCATTGATCTGGCTATTACAGACAATAAGCGTGAAGGCGAAAACACTGCAGACGCATTTGAGCGTGTGTACAAGTTCGTTGAAGACAAGCTTGCGGACAAGGTCCGTGAAGCATCTGCTGAGATCGAAAGTAAGTAATGGCTGATCGCAAAGACCGTATGGCTTTGCTGAGTAGATTTAACAAACACTATCAGTTTAAATACAACGCAAAGCCTGTTTATAATCAGTGGGCAGAACAGTGGGCTGCCGATGCACTCATTGAATCGTACACTTTACAAACCTGCTATGAGCTGCTAGAATATTACTTCGACGTTGCTCAGAATCCAGACTGGAAGTACTTCTCCAACTTTACACAGGAGATTATCGATTCAAGACAACGTAGAATTCAAGACAATGCTGAAAGAGCAGAACGCCGTAAGAAAGCAAAGGAGTGGCTAAATGAGTAGCGCAGAGGACAAACTAATATCAGCTGTACTGGCTGATAAGCAGATGCACGTATTGCTGCAGGCAAACGTGGAGACCATCCTGCGCACACACAAAGATATCTGGAACTTTATCCGACTATACTCTGAGCAGAATGGTACTGTACCACCTGCATCTCTGGTAGTCGATAAGTTCCGTGATTTCAGCCCTGTGGAGGGCGTAGGAGCCACGAAGCACCACCTTGAGGAATTACAGGCAGAGTATCTAAACGACAGCCTAAAGGGCATCCTGATGTCTGCTGCTAGCGATATTCAGAATGGTCGAGGCACCGAGGTCCTGGAGACTCTGATCACTAAGACCTCAGAGCTTAAGAAGAATACAGCAGTAATCCGTGACATTGATGTTACAGACATTGAAGATGCAGTGCACTATTACCAGAAGCTACAGGAGCAGCAGGCTCTAGGCTCTATTGGTATTAAGACTGGTCTGCCAGGCTTCGACAATTACCTACCTGCTGGTATTATGCCAGGACAGCTAGGCGTATTCCTAGCCTACCCAGGTATCGGCAAGTCTTGGCTATCGCTATACTTTGCGGTACAGGCATGGAAGCAGGGCAAGTCACCACTAGTAATCTCCCTAGAAATGTCAGAGACAGAAGTTCGTAACCGTGTATTTACCATCATGGGTGAAGGTCTGTTCTCACACAGAAAGCTATCTAGCGGTCAGGTAGATGTAAATGACCTACGCATGTGGCACAAGAAGGAACTAGCTGGCAAGCCAGAGTTCCACATTATCTCTAACGACTCTGGTGGCGAGGTAACTCCAGGAGTTATCCGTGGAAAGATTGACCAGTATAAGCCAGACTTTATTATTGTAGACTATCTACAGCTTATGTCTCCAAACCAAAAGGCAGACAATGAGACTGTTCGTATGAAGAACCTTTCTCGTGAGCTAAAACTTTTGGCAATCTCAGAAGAGATTCCAATCATCGCTATCTCATCAGCTACTCCAGATGACGTTAATAAGCTAGACACTGTTCCTACACTTGGACAGACTGCTTGGTCACGTCAGATTGCATATGACGCTGACTGGGTAATGGCTCTTGGTCGTGGTGCAAACTCAGATGTTATCGAGTGTGTATTCCGCAAGAACCGTAACGGCTTCATGGGTGAGTTTTTGGTCCAGGTAGACTTCGATAAAGGTTGGTATAAGTACAAGGATTTCGAAGATAATTAGTTATAATAGTACGTATGGACAGCGTACATCACAAGCCGATCAAGAGATTTAGCATTGATGGAACTATCCACGACGACTCAGCACTTCCGAGACTAAGAGAAGAATACCAACGACTTTTGGTAACAGAAATGCGGTTGTCTGGATATGTTCCAAGGCTTGACATAAACACAGATTTTACGCTACAATATAACGAACAACACAATTACTTTGAATTTAAAATATCATCATATGGAGTATACGTAGGAAAGAAGCAGAGCGAATGGATATCAGGAATAGACGAAACGAAAATAATATTTACGGAAAAGACCAAATCAAGAGAGTCCTTGCAGGCGCAGGAATCACAGTCGAATCCGAAGTAGACACTGATTACATCATCTTCTGCCCATTCCACGGCAACCACAGAACTCCAGCTGGAGAAATTGACAAGGCATCTGGCACATTCTTCTGCTTCTCTTGTCACAAAATTGCAGACCTCGTAGAGTTCATTATGCACACCACTGGCAGGACATACTTTGAGTCTGTTCGCTACATCAAGAGCAAGCACACTGAGACAGACCTGTCTTCAGAGATTAACAAGAAGCTTGTCGTTGTCCCACAGTACACACAGTTTGATCAGATCATGATTAAAAGACTTAGCCAGCAGGCACTTGACTCGCCACGTGCTATGAGGTATTATAATGGTAGGCTAATTACAGAAGACTCTATTAGGAAGTTTTCTCTTGGCTTTTCAGAAAAGCAAGACATGGTAACTATTCCAGTGCACTCTCCAGATGGTATGGAGGTTGGCTTTGTTGGTCGATCAGTAGAGGGTAAGGACTTTAAGAATACTCCAGGTCTGCCAAAGTCAAAGGTTTTATTTAACTTGCACAGAGTTAAGACATCAAGCAAGGTTTATGTGGTAGAATCGTCTTTCGACGCTATCAGGCTAGACCAGTGTGGATTTCCAGCGGTAGCCACACTAGGAGCCAATGTATCTAACATACAGGTAGAACTACTCAAAAAATATTTCAACAGTATCTACATTATTGCGGATAATGATGAAGCAGGCGGTAACATGAAAGATAGGCTTCTGGAGAAGCTTGGCTCTATTGTCACCGTAATACAACTAAATAAACAATATAAAGATATTGGCGATATGCCAGATGATGAGATCAAGAAATTGGATATATCATTTGACAAGTCTATTGCCTCTATGCTAAACTAAAACACACACAATATATAAGGAGAAAAAATGAGTGTAATTAAAGGGCTTAAGAACATCAACGCACTACTTGACAAGCCAAAGTATGATGAAGACGGACCAAAGGTTCGCTGGCTAAAGCTAGCTGACGGACAGTCTGTTAAGATTCGTTTCATTGAAGAGCTGGATGAAGACAGCGCAAACTACAACGAAGAGCGAGGACTTGCTCTAGTTGTCAAGGAACACACCAATCCAAAGGATTACAAGCGCAAGGCAATCGACACTGTTGACACAGAGGGTCGTGACTGGGCTGAAGAGATGTACCGCAAGGATCCAAAGGGCAACGCTGGCTGGCGTGGTCGTCTACGCTTCTACTGCAACGTCCTAGTTGACGATGGCATCGAGGCTCCATACGTAGCTATCTGGTCAATGGGTGTAAGCAAGCAGTCTGCTTTCAACACCATCCGTGAGTATGCTCTAGAAACTGGTAGCGTGTCAAACCTCCAGTGGAAGCTAAAGCGTAACGGTCAGGGAACTGAAACTAGCTATACCTTGTTCCCATCTGCACCAGACAGCGAGCCATTCGCCTGGAACGGTGTACGACCATTCCCACTAGAGTCTGCACTAAAGAAGGTTCCATACGCAGAGCAGGAAGCCTACTACCTAGGCTTTGATACTCCATCAGTAACCTCATCTTCGAATATGGACTGGTAATAACTAAAGCTGTGGGGGTATCTATAAACGATACCCCCATTTGCTTTACACGTCTTGACAACGTGTAAAAAATATGTCATAATTTTTACACATCCGTTAAACGTATAAAGGAATTTTAAACATGAGCTACGTTGGACTTCACGTTCACACACACTACAGTCTTTTTGACGGCATTGCAACACCTACCGAATATGTAGATAGGGCTGCAGAACTTGGCATGTCAGCCATTGCCATCACAGACCACGGCTCCTTGTCAGGACACCGTGAGATGTACCGTGTTGCCAAAGAAAAGGGTGTCAAGCCTATCCTGGGTATCGAGGGGTACATCACCAAGGACCGCTTCGACCATGAAGACAAGAAGGAAAAGAATGACCTACTTGACCTTAACTATAACCACCTTATTATCCTTGCAAAGAATGCAAAGGGTCTAGAGAACCTTAATAAGCTTAACGAACTAGCCTGGACCGATGGTTTCTACAAGAAGCCTCGTATGGACTGGCAGATCCTAGAGCAGTACAAAGAGGGTCTAATCATTACGTCTGGGTGTCTATCTGGCTTCCTAGCTAAAGCAATCGAGGCAGATAATCTTGCTGTTGCTAAGGAACACATCCAGTGGGCAAAGTCTACCTTTGGTGACGACTACTACATTGAGGTAATGCCTCACAACCCTGCAGAAGTCAACAAGCTTCTTCTAGAGCTTGCAGATGAGTTCGGGGTAAAGCCAGTGGTCACTCCAGACTGCCACCACTCAGACCCATCTCAAAAAGAGATTCAAGAACTAAAGCTTATCCTAAACTCATACTCAAATAAGATTGAGAAGGATGCCACATACGACAAGTCGCTGAAGTACGACAACCTTATGGACAAGTTGGACTACCTGTATGGCGCAGACCGTCAGATGTCATTCAACAAGTTCGACATTCACCTACTGTCTGATGAAGAGATGCGTAACGCCATGATGGCACAGGGCATTGACCGTGAGGACATGTACGCTAACACCAACGAGATTGCTAGCAAGATTGAAGACTATGACATCAAGGATCATGCCAATCTGCTTCCTGTACAGTACCAGAACCCAGACCTAGAGTTGGCTAACCTTGCTATGCAGGGTTTGCGTGACCGTGGCATTGCGGATAAAGAGGGGTACGTAGAGAGACTTGAAGAAGAACTAAAGGTAATTGCAGACAAGAACTTTGGACCATACTTCCTAGTAGTACGCAACATGATTGCGTGGGCTAAGAAGGAGGACATCATGGTTGGACCAGGACGTGGTTCTGCTGCAGGTTCGCTACTCTGCTATGCCCTAGGTATTACAGACATTGATCCTATCCAGCACGGCTTGCTGTTCTTCCGTTTCATCAATCCAGAGCGTAACGACTTTCCAGATATCGATACAGACATTCAGGACTCTCGTCGTGAAGAGGTTAAGGACTATCTAGTTCGTCAGTATCGACACGTTGCGTCTATCGCAACATTCCTTGAGTTTAAGGATAAGGGTGTCGTTCGAGACATTGCACGTGTTCTAAACATACCACTGCCTGATGTAAACAAGGTTCTAAAAGTAATTGACACTTGGGACGACTACTGCAGCTCTAAGCAGGCTGCTTGGTTCCGTGAGAAGTATCCAGAGATTGAGCGATATGGAGACCTACTTCGTGGTCGCATCCGTGGTACTGGTATTCACGCTGCAGGTGTTGTTACTGCCAAGGAGCCTATCTTCCGCTACGCACCAATGGAGACTCGTCAGTCCCCAGGATCTGGTGAGCGTATCCCAGTAGTTGCGGTAGACATGGAAGAGGCAGAGCGTATTGGTCTTATTAAGATTGACGCACTTGGTCTAAAGACCCTGTCTGTTATTCAGGATACCCTTAAGATTATTCAGAGCCGTAGTGGTAAGAAGATTGACCTGCTGTCTCTAAACATGGAGGAGCCAAAGGTATACGAGATGCTGTCATCTGGTTACACCAAGGGCGTGTTCCAGTGTGAAGCGACACCATACACCAACTTGCTAGTCAAGATGGGTGTAAAGAACTTTGCCGAACTTGCTGCATCTAACGCTCTCGTGCGTCCAGGTGCTGCTAACACCATCGGTAAGGACTACATCGCACGTAAGCACGGTAAGCAGAACATCGCATACCACCACCAGGTTATGAAGGCTTTTACTGCAGAGACCTATGGATGCATCTTGTACCAGGAACAGGTTATGCAGGCTTGTACAGAGCTTGGCGGTATGACCATGGCTGAGGCTGACAAGGTTCGTAAGATTATTGGTAAGAAGAAGGACGCTAAAGAGTTTAAGCAGTTCCAGGACAAATTTGTTCAGGGTGCTTCACGCTTTATCCAGACACCAGTAGCAGAAGAGCTTTGGCACGACTTTGAGGCTCACGCAGGGTACTCGTTTAACAAGTCCCACGCTGTTGCATACTCAACCGTATCCTACTGGACTGCATGGCTAAAGTACTACTACCCACTAGAGTTCATGTACTCTCTTCTAAAGAACGAGAAGGACAAGGATGCACGTACTGAGTACTTGATCGAAGCTAAGCGTATGAATATTCCTATTCGCCTACCACACATCAACGAGTCAGACAATGACTTCAAGATTGAGGGCAAGGGTATTCGATTCGGTCTAACTGGAATCAAGTACATCTCTGAGAACGCTGCTAAGGTTTGCATGGACAATAGACCATTCAACTCATATGAGCAGGTTCGTGAACTCTTTTCACAAAAGGGTAATGGCGTGACCAGTAGACAGTTGGAAGCTCTCCGCAAGGTTGGTGCACTTACATTCCCAGACATGGCAAGAAACGATGAAGAGATTCGTGAGCACCTGTACGAGTACCTGAACCTACCAGAGTTTAATATCACCGTTCCATCGCACTACTACGCTTTTATTGCTGGGGTAGAGGACTTCGAAGAGAAGGGTTCCTTTATCCTAATGGGCATGGTAAAAGCTATTAAGCGTGGCAAGGGTTGGTCTCGTGTAGAGATCCTAGACAAGACTGGTAGTGTTGGCATCTTCGACGATGAGCAGACTACAATCGAGCCAGGCAAGACCTACTTGCTATTGGCTAGCGACAATAGAATTACTAATGCAATTCAGGTAGACGACCTAAAGACTACAGACTCTGCACTAGTGAAGTTCCTGAATTATAAGCAGTTGCCTTACAAGGATGAGGAGATGTACGTAATCTCATTTAAATCCAGGGTAACTAAGGCAGGAAAGAAAATGGCAACACTAACTCTAGCAGACTCTGCAAGAGAGTTGCACTCAGTAACTGTATTCCCTACGAACTATTCAAAGGCTTATATGAAGGTTCAAGAGGGTAACGCATACAAATTTGATTTTGGCAAAACCAAAGACGGAACAGTAATTATGGAGGATGTACATGTTTGATGAACTAGCTGAACAGCTGCACGAAACAGCAGTAGAAAAAGGTTTCTGGAAGGTCGTTGACGACGCTTCCGCAGAGCAGACGGATATCTTTATCACCAAGCAGCTAATGATGATTGTATCAGAGGCTACGGAGGTTATGGAGGCTATTCGTAAGGATAAGGGCGAGGAAGAGATCGCAGATGAGATGGCAGACATTCTCATCCGCACACTAGATCTCTACGCTGGTCTAGTCGAGCACGGCTATACCAGAATGTCCCTAGACTACGCATTTGAGAAGAAGACTAATGTAAATAAGTCTAGAGCAGAGAAGCACGGAGTAAGATTCTAATGACGACTATGGAAGAAGCAATGGCTTTGCTAGATCCAAAGCTACGCAAGAAGGTCCAGGCAGCAGTTGGCATTGAGACAGAGTTTCAGCCAACACCAAGTCCAGGTCTTAACAGAGCACTAGGTGGAGGCTTGCCATATGGTAGACAGGTTCTGCTGTGGGGTAGCAAGTCTAGTGCAAAGTCTTCTATGTGCCTACAGATGATTGGTCTGGCTCAGAAGGAAGGCAAGCTGTGTGCATGGGTAGACGCAGAGATGTCGTACGATGAATCATGGGCAAAGCGACTTGGAGTAGATACTTCACAGCTAATTTACTCAGAGGCACGAAGCATCAACGACATGACTGACGTAACCGTAGCATTGCTAAATGCAGGAGTTGACCTTATTGTCATCGACAGTATTAGCTCTCTTCTGCCAGCGGTATACTTCGAGAAGGACTCTACGGAGCTAAAGCAACTTGACCAGACTAAGCAGATTGGTTCTGAGTCTAAGGACCTTAAGCACGCATGGCTAATGATTAACTACGCAAACAACCGTGAGAAGCCAGCACTTATCGTTGCAATCTCTCAGGCACGTAATAACATTACTGCTATGTACACTCAGCAACAGCCTACAGGGGGCTTGACAACTCAGTACATGTCGTCTACAATTATTAAGTTGTTCTCATCTACATCGGACTCACAGGCTATCAAGGCTAAGCTTCCGATCGGAGACAAGCTTATTGAGCAGAAGGTAGGTCGTAAGGTTCGTTGGGAAGTCACTAACTCAAAGACATCTGCCCCAGGCGATAGCGGAGAGTACGACTTCTACTTTAAGGGAGACCTGATTGGAATCGATGTAATTGCTGACCTAGTTGATACTGCAGAGATGAATGGTCTCGTGGAGAGAACTGGTGCATGGTACATCATTCAGGATGGCTCTAAGGTGCAGGGTAGGGATGCATTCATTAACTATGTTAAGAATAACCCAGAGTATCAGGAAGAACTAAAGGCAAAACTAAGTGTCTAAATACATTGTAATCTCAGGAAAATTCCCTTGCCACACATGTAAGGAAGAGGTGCTTACTCTGCGTTGTTATGGCGCAGATAAGCTTCTCACCTGGATGTGTAGTGAAAAGCACCTAAGCCAAGTAGTTTTCCCGACTAAGAAGAACAAGAAAGACTATGAGCGAGAAGAGCGAGAGTAAGCGTATTGGTGCTAAGCAGCACAAAAACTCAGGCAGAGGAACCCACAAGGGTGACGCTACATGGGAAAACTTCACGGTTGACTTCAAGGAAGTTGGCAAGTCGTTTACCCTCAACAAGGATGTATGGGCTAAGGCAACTACAGACGCAATTAGAAATGGAAATGACCCAGCTATCATCGTGGTAATTGGAGAAGGCAACACAAAAACAAGGCTCGCAGTAATAGAGTTATCTTTGCTAGAGCAGATTCTTGAAGGAGAATAATGAAGACACTATTTTTGGATATTGAAACAACACCAATGCAGGTTTACGCATGGGGACTATGGGACCAGAACATCAGCATTGACCAGATCATTAAGAGTACTGAGATGCTTTGTTTCGGTGCACGTTGGCTAGGGGACAAGAAGGTAATCTTCAAGTCTGTACACCACGATGGCAAGAAGGCTATGCTAGAAGAGCTACACAAGCTCATGGACGAGGCTGACGTTCTGGTTGGCTGGAACTCTGCTGCATTTGATCACAAGCACATTAACCGTGAGTTCCTAGAAAACAAGATGGCTCCACCATCTCCTGTTAAGGACTTGGACCTAATGAGCATTACTAAGGCTAACTTCCAGTTCCCATCTAACAAGCTAGACTATGTTGCACAGAAGCTAGAGGTTGGCGCAAAGGTAAAGCACTCTGGATTTAAGCTATGGATCGACTGCATGGCAGGCGATGACAAGGCTTGGAAAGAGATGCGAAAGTACCAGATTCAGGATGTCAACCTGCTTATCGACCTGTACGAGCTTTTGCTCCCATGGTTTGTTTCTGGCGGTAGAGTAACCAGTAAGGAAAAGCAGGCTATACAAGAAGCTGACGGCGTGGTATAATAATACAATGGAAACACAAAACAAAACGACAATTGATATGGTTAACGGTCTCTCAGAGATTGCTGACTTTATGCAGGATGATGAGCTAGCGGATGCACTTGCATTCATTGCCAAGCTTTGCGTAAAGCCAGACATCCCACTTAATGTTGCTACTGTAGAGATTGTAAGACTACAGGCTATTGCTGCAAAGATGGCTTTCAGGGCTACATGGATGGTTAACGTAGAAAAAGGAAACCGAGAGAAGAAGAACATCTACTTCACAGCACACGAGGCTATTACTGACCTAGTGTCTGCTCTGAAGTACATTGTTAGGTAATTATTATGGCAAAGAATCTGTTGCAACAAGTTATGCTCAAGGTAGAGGACAAGGCTTCTAGCAAGCCTTCGTTCCTCGACCGTGACGCTCTGATTCAAAAGATCAACTCTGGATATACTATTAATCGTGTAGATAAGTTTGCTCAAAAGAAAACTTTCGCACCTAGCACCATTGCATATTCGCATGGAGAGTGTCCAAGGTACTGGTACCTAGCATTCGAAGGTGCTACATTCACCGATAATGCAGACGCATACGGTGGTGCAAACATGACTGCTGGTACAAAGTCTCACGAGCGTATTCAGGAGGCTATGGGCAACGTGCCTGGCTTCCTAGTAGACTCAGAGTTTAAGGTAACCTACAATGACCCACCTATCTTTGGTTACGGTGACGTAATCCTAAAGTGGGACGATGAAGATCTACTGGGTGAAATTAAGACCATGCCACACGAGGGCTTCGAGTATCGTAAGGCAAGCGGTAAGCCAAAGACTGGACACCTGATCCAGCTGCTTATCTATATGAAGATTCTAAACAAGACGAAAGCAGTCTTGATTTATGAAAACAAAAACAATCATGACCTACTGATCATTCCAGTAGAGATTAATGATTACTATGTACGGTGGGTAAACCAAGCATTTGACTGGATGAGAACGGTAAGAAAGGCGTGGGAAGAGAAAACACTTCCTAGCAAGAACTACCGATCTAATTCTAAAATCTGTAAGACGTGTCCTCTTAAGGCTACGTGTACAGAGGCTGGCGAGGGACTATTGAAGATTAAGTCCTTGGAGCCGTTAGATGAAACACAAGCACTGTGAGTGGTGTGACAACCAGTTTAATCCTGCAGTATCTTATCAGATCTACTGCTCTGCAGAATGCAGACAGCTAGCAACTAGAGAAAAGATTGCAGAGAAGTACAACCAAATCCGTCGTAACAGAAGGGTTGGAAAACTAAGGCAGTGTAAGAGCTGCGGTGCCAACCTTTCTGTCTACAACGATGATCAAATATGCAATGCATGTGCAATCAACCCAATAGATGTGAGCAAAGCACTCAGAGAGATTAAAGGCATCGCCAATGGTAAATCTGAGTAAGTTTTCTAATCAGCCAAAAACTATTATGGCTATCGATGCAAGTACGAACAGTCTTGCATTTTCTATCTTTCACGAGCAAGAGCTAGTCTCATATGGCAAGATCAACTTCAAGGGCACTACAGCCTATGAGAAGCTGATAGACGCTTGTAGAAAAGTTCTAGGTCTATTCAAGGCTTATGACGGAGTCTCAGTAGAAGCTATCGTTATTGAGCACACAGTGTTCATTAACAGCCCGAAGACAGCAGCAGACCTTGCCCTTGTGCAGGGTAGCCTCCTAGGAGCAGCTGGTGTGTCGGGGGTAAAGCAGGTAAGATCCGTAGCACCAATCACTTGGCAAAACTTCATTGGTAACAAGAAGCTAACTAAGGAAGAACAGCTGGCAGTTCGTAAACAGTTGCCAGGCAAGTCTGACTCTTGGTACAAGTCTTACGAGAGACAGCTTAGAAAAGAAAAGACTATACACTTTATAGACGTTCAATACGATATCAAGATTGACGACAACGATGTATCAGATGCAATTGCAATTGGTCATTATGCTGTTAATAATTGGGAAAGGTTGACAAAGTAAATCATGGCTGCTAAACTATATGCGTCAGAGGCGTGGCTAAAGAAACGCTACCACCTAGACAAGAAGACACCAGAAGAGATCGCTAAGGAATGCGGTACAAGCGTAGAGACTATCTATGTTTATCTAGCTAAGTTTGGACTAAGGAAGTCAAGGAGATAACATGGCACGTAAAGCCAAGTACGAAGTACCACCTATTGCACGTAAGTTTGTCAGAGAGCCAAACCTTGTGCTAGATGGCTTTGAGATTGCTCAGGGAGAGACTATCAAGGTCCGTGGTGAGTTTGGTGCAAAATTTAAGTTTCAGTATCTAGTTACCAACACAGAGACAGGTGCTCAGTGGATTGACTGCTTCGAGATTATCGGAGGAGTCGCATCGGTATTTAGATCATTTAAGGTAGACCGCATTAAGCGAGTACCTAAGCGAGGAAAGAGAGCAAAGCGTGTCAACTGAGGACCAACTAGTAGAACACCTTGACCAAGTAAATAAGGTCGTAGAGAAGTATCTGACTGGTGCTGACGCTACCCAGATTTCTAAAGAACTTGTAATGCCAAGACAAAAGGTAGTGGCATACATCAACGAGTGGCGTTCAATGGCTGCAGATAATGCTGCTATTCGTGCTCGTGCTAAGGAAGCACTTGTGGGTGCAGATACCCACTACTCAAAGCTTATCTCCAAGGCATACGAGGTTATTGACGAGGCTACCACAACAGCTAACCTGCAGGCAAAGACCGCAGGCATTAAGCTAGTCATGGACCTGGAGTCTAAGCGTATTGATATGCTACAGAAGGCTGGTCTTCTAGAGAATAAAGAACTCGCAGAAGAAATGGTTGAGATTGAGCGTAAGCAGGATGTCCTTGTGAATATCCTAAAAGACATTGCGTCAGAGTATCCGCAGATCCGTGACGAGATTATGCGTAGACTATCTTCTGTATCTAAGGAAAAAGAAGTAATTACCGTGGTGGTCAATAACGATGTTTGATGATTTTCTCGAAGCACTTAAGTCTGACGTATTTGCTGAACGACCAGTAGACGCTAAGACATTCGTGGAGGGTGAGCACTATCTTGCCCAACCACCACTGTCTCAGGTACAGTACGACATCGTAGAAGCAATGAGCCAGATCTACAGGCTAGAGGATGTCATTGAGCTAATGGGCGATACCGAGGGTAGACGCTATTACAATAAGTATACTAAGAATGAAGTTATCCTACAGCTGGGTAAGGGTTCTGGTAAGGACTTTACCTCTACTGTTGCTTGTGCTTATATCGTGTATAAGCTTCTCTGCCTTAAGGATCCTGCTCGCTACTTTGGCAAGCCTTCTGGTGACGCTATTGATATTATTAACGTTGCTATTAACGCACAGCAGGCTAAGAACGTTTTCTTTAAGGGTTTCAAGACCAAGATTGAACGGTCTCCTTGGTTTGCTGGAAAGTTCTACGCCAAGGCAGATAGCATTGAGTTTGACCACGCTATCACAGTTTACTCAGGTCACTCGGAGCGTGAGTCTCACGAGGGTCTGAACCTTTTGCTTGCAGTTCTCGATGAGATTTCTGGTTTTGCTACAGAGATTGGTACTGGTAACGACCAGGGTAAGACTGCAGACAACATCTACAAAGCCTTCCGTGCTTCTGTAGACTCTCGTTTCCCAGACTATGGGAAGGTAGCACTGCTATCGTTCCCTCGTTATCCAGGAGACTTTATTTCTCAGCGGTACGATGCAGTAATCGCAGACAAAGAAGTAGTTACAAAGACTCATAGGTTTATTATGAATCCAGAACTACCAGAGGATGCAGATGGTAACTACCTAGATATTGAGTGGGACGAAGACACAATTGTTTCGTACAAGTATCCAGGAATGTTTGCCCTTAAGCGTCCTACTTGGGTTGTAAATCCTACTCGTAAGATCGACGACTTTAAGCTTGCTTTCTTTACAGACATGGGCGATGCTATGCAGCGTTTTGCTTGCGTACCTACGTTCTCCTCTGACCGCTTCTTTAAGCAGACAGAGAAACTACGCTCTACCATGACTATGAGAAACCCACTGGACTCGAATAGAAGATTTGACGCAACCTTTGTGCCAGATCCAAACAAGAGATATTTCGTACACGCTGACCTTGCACAGAAGCATGACAAGTGTGCTGTTGCAATTGCTCACGTAGAGAAGTGGGTAAACATCCAGGTCCTAAAGGACTATCAGCAGATTGCCCCAGTGGTAGTTGTAGATGCTGTGGCTTGGTGGGAACCAAAGGTAGAGGGTCCTGTAAACCTATCAGAGGTTAAGCAGTGGATTCAAAACCTGAGACGACAAGGATTCGATATCGGTATGGTATCGTTCGACCGTTGGCAGTCATTCGATATTCAGAATGAGCTAAAGGCGGTAGGCATGAGAACTGAAACAGTTTCTGTTGCCAAAAAGCATTACGAAGATATGGCTATGCTAGTGTATGAAGAAAGACTAGCCATGCCAATGATCGACTTGCTCTTTGAAGAACTCTCAGAGCTTAAGATTATGAAGGGTAATCGTGTAGACCACCCTAGAAAGTCTTCCAAGGACCTCGCAGACGCTGTCTGTGGTGCAGTCTTTGGTGCTATATCCCACACCTCAAGGGATCAAAACTTAGAGGTAGAAATACACACGTTTAGAGATAGACCAAAAGTTGACCAGGTAGTTGACAGGAATGAATCTAACGTGATACAATATAAGCCTATGCCGAAAGATGTTCAAGATTACTTGGCTAGGTTCGATTTAATCTAACTAATATATAAGGAGAAACAAAATATGACTTCTATTAAGAAGCCTCTTATTGCTATTGCCTCTGCACTAGCACTCGTAGGAACTGTTCTTTCAGTACCTGCAAACGCTGCAACTGCAGCACTAACCGTTAACGCTGTTGCAGTTAGCACCGCACCAACCACTGCTGCAAATGCTGTAGCCATTCCTGTACCTGCAGATAACTCTGTAGATGCAACCGATGCCCTTAAGATTGCTCTTACTGGTGTCGCTACTGGCAGTGCAGTTACTGCAACTGCAACCGATGCACTATTGCTAACCAGCCTAACTGGTGCAACTGCTGCTTCTGGTTCCGCAACTGTCTCGATCGCTACTGGTACTGGTACCACTGCAGACATCTTCGTATTCACTAAGACTACTAAGACTGGTTCTGTTGCTGTTACTGCCGATGGCGTAACGACTACCTACTACGTCAAGGGTACTGCTGGTGCACTTAACAACATTAAGGTAGACGCACCAACCGCTGCTCTAGGAACTACCGCTAAGGTAACTGTTACTGGCACTGACGTATTCGGTAACGCTGTTTCTGGTTCTGCTGTAGCACTTCAGGTTGTATCTGCAACCGCAACTGCTACCCACTCAATCACCACTGCTGCTGACGGTACTGCTGTCAAGGAGTTGGCTGGTCTTGCTGTAGGAACTTATGACCTTCTAGCAACTGCTACTGTAGCAACTGCTGTGACTGGTCTAACCGCTCCTGTAGGCTTTGTACGTGGCAACCTAAAGGTTGTAGACCTTGCTGCTATCGTAGCAGAGAAGGATGCAGAGCTTGCCATTGCCAAGGGTAAGGCAACTGCCCTAGAGGCACAGGTCGCTGACCTACAGCTAAAGCTATCACTTGCTGAGGCTAAGGCTGAGGGTAACAAGCGTAAGCACAACGCCCTAGCTGCCAAGTGGAACAAGAAGTTCCCAAAGGCTAAGGTAGCACTTCTTAAGTAAGTGTGGTAAAATTGATTAGGGAGAGGGTTTCGGCTCTCTCCCTTTTCTATCCCCAATTTTGAAAAAAGGAGTTAAAATAGATGTCCATAGATATCGTGTACTTTTCAAACTATTCGGGGAATACAAAGAGATTGGTTGAGAAATTAGATGGAACTGCTACTCGTATTCCTATTGATTGGGATAGCTCTAAGCCTACCCTTGCTCCTCGTGAGTACGTACTTGTTGTACCTACTTATGGTGGGGGTAGCGAAAAGTCTGCAATCCCCAGACAGGTTCGACACTTTTTAAATGTTGAACACAACCGTGACCTATTGCGAGGAGTAATAGGCACTGGTAATACAAACTTTGGAGAGCACTACTGCAAGGCAGCGGTATTGATCTCAGAAAAAACAGGTGTGCCCATTGTTGCAAAAATAGAAATATTTGGCACAGAGGACGACGTACAACAAGTAAATAACCGATTGGAGATACTATATGGATAACTACAGTTATCACGAACTAAACGCCATGCTGAACCTATGGTCAGCGGATGGCAAGATTCAGTTTGACAAGGACAAAGAAGCTGCTCGGGCTTACTTCCTAGACCATGTTAATCTAAACACTGTGTTCTTCCACAGCCTTGAAGAAAAGCTACACTACCTAGTAGAGCAGGATTACTACGAGAAGGAAATCCTAGACCAGTACTCATTCGAGTTTATCAAGGGACTATTCCAGCAGGCATATGCTTATAAGTTCCGCTTCCCAACATTCGTTGGAGCCTACAAGTTCTATACACAGTATGCCCTAAAGACATTCGATGGTGAACGCTACCTAGAACGATTTGAAGACCGTGTAACCATGAACGCACTCATGCTTGCTAAGGGCGACCAGGAGTTTGCCAAGAACCTCGTAGACGAAATTATCTCAGGTCGTTTCCAGCCTGCCACCCCTACCTTCCTAAACGCAGGTAAGAAGCAGCGTGGAGAGTACGTATCGTGCTTCCTACTTCGTGTTGAGGACAACATGGAGTCTATTGCACGTGCAGTTACTTCATCGCTACAGCTTTCAAAGCGAGGTGGCGGTGTAGGTCTAAACCTGACAAACGTTCGTGAGCAGGGTGCACCGATCAAGAAGATTGAGAACCAGTCTTCTGGAATTATCCCAGTAATGAAGATGCTAGAGGATGCGTTCTCTTACGCTAACCAGCTAGGTGCTCGTCAGGGAGCAGGAGCGGTATACCTAAACGCTCACCACCCAGACATCATGCGTTTCCTAGACACCAAGCGTGAGAATGCAGATGAGAAGATCCGTATTAAGACTCTCAGCCTTGGAGTAGTTATCCCAGATATCACTCTTGAGCTTGCTAAGAATGGTGATGACATGTACTTGTTCTCTCCATACGATGTAGAGCGTTTCTATGGTAAGCCTATGAGCGACATCTCTATCACTGAGATGTACCAGACATTCGTAGACGATGGAAGAATCCGCAAGTCCAAGATCAAGGCTCGTGAGCTATTCGAGCGAATTGCAGAGATTCAGTTTGAGTCGGGGTATCCATACATTGTATATGAAGACACTGTAAACAATACTAACCCTATTGATGGAAGAATCAACATGTCTAACCTGTGTTCTGAAATCCTACAGGTTAACACTCCTACCACCTATAACAACGATATGTCGTACAAGGACATTGGTAAGGATATCTCATGTAACCTAGGATCACTAAACATTGCTAAGGCTATGGAGTCTCCGAACTTTGGTAAGACAGTAGAGACAGCCATCCGTGCTTTGACATCAGTATCAGAACAGTCATACATTGACTCCGTTATGTCAATTGCTGAGGGTAACAAGAAGTCACGTGCCATTGGTCTTGGTCAGATGAACCTACACGGTTACTTTGGCAAGGAGCGTATGCACTATGGAGATGAAGAGTCTGTTGACTTTACCAACATCTACTTCTATACTGTACTCTACCACGCTCTAATTGCTTCTAACAAGCTAGCAGTAGAGACAGGAAGCCCATTTGATGGCTTTGAGAAGTCTAAGTATGCCGATGGAACATTCTTCGTCAAGTACATTGCACAGGAGTGGAAGCCAAAGACTCAGAAGGTAGCGGAGCTATTCGCTAACGCAGGCATTCATATTCCTACTCAGGATGACTGGAAGTACCTAGCAGGAAACGTCATGGCTTTTGGTCTATACAACCAGAATCTACAGGCTGTTCCTCCTACTGGTTCTATTAGCTACATCAACAACTCAACATCATCTATCCACCCAATCGCATCTAAGGTAGAGATTCGCAAGGAAGGTAAGATGGGTCGTGTTTACTACCCAGCACCTTACCTAACAAATGACAACCTTGAGTTCTACGAGGATGCCTATGAGGTGGGACCAGAGAAGATTATTGATGTCTATGCTGCAGCACAGCAACACGTAGACCAGGGCTTGTCACTAACCCTGTTCTTTAAGGACACGGCAACAACTCGTGACGTAAACCGTGCACAAATCTATGCATGGAAGAAGGGTATTAAGACTATCTACTACATTCGTATTAGACAGAACGCCCTAGAAGGTACAGAAATGGAAGGATGTGTATCATGTCAGCTATAACAAGACCAGTTAACTGGAACAAGATCGAAGACCAGGTAGACCTAGAGGTTTGGAACAGGCTTACTGCCAACTTCTGGCTACCAGAGAAGGTCCCACTAAGTAATGACATTCAGTCTTGGTCAACATTGCGTGACCACGAGAAGTTGCTAACCATGCGTGTGTTCACTGGACTCACCATGTTGGACACCATCCAGGGTACTGTTGGATCCATGTCAATCATGCCTGATGCCAGGACTCCACACGAAGAGGCTGTTATCACTAACATTGCCTTTATGGAGTCTGTACATGCTAAGTCATACTCTAGTGTATTCTCTACACTAACTTCTACACAGGAGATTGAGGATGCTTTCCGCTGGTCGGAAGACAACCCATACCTGCAGAAGAAGGCAGAGATTGTTCTAAGCAAGTATCGTGGAGACGATCCACTAAAGCGTAAGATTGCCTCTACTTTGCTAGAGTCATTCCTATTCTATTCTGGATTCTACCTACCAATGTATTGGTCAAGCCGTGCAAAGCTTACGAACACTGCTGACTTGATTAGACTTATCATCCGTGATGAGGCTGTTCATGGCTATTATATTGGCTACAAGTTCCAGCTAGCCTATAACGAATCGTCACAGGAGCGTCAGGACGAACTTAAGGCTTATGCTTACGACCTGCTGATGGAACTTTACGACAACGAAATCAAGTACACTGCTGATCTATATGATGCGATTGGCTTGACTGAGGATGTTAAGAAGTTCCTACACTACAACGCAAACAAGGCTCTGATGAACCTAGGTTTCGATGCACTATTCCCAAGGGATGTCTGTGATGTAAATCCTGCAATCCTTAGTGCCCTATCACCTAATTCAGATGAGAATCACGACTTCTTCTCAGGCTCAGGCTCTAGCTATGTAATCGCTAAGCACGAGGCTACAGAAGATGATGACTGGGACTTCTAGGAGGTAACTATGGACTGCAACTGCGGTGGCAACTGCCCATGTGGCAAGGATAACTAAATAAGTAATGGGATTGGGCAGCTTCGGCTGCCCTTTCTTTTTATCTAAAGAATGCTATAATTATCTTGTTAGTCTTAATGTCTAACAAGGAGACCCCA